ACCGACCGGCGAGATAGATCCTAACGCAGTTTCTAAAGGTCTTGATATGGCATATAAATTGAAGGGGAGATATCCAAAAGGTTCAGACGAAGACCATGAAGTGATTATTCATATTAAAAATGACTGATATCAATGTTGATATTCCGTACCATTTTGCAGCCCGGGACTACCAAAAACCATTCCTACATGAAGTAAGAGCCGCAATTGAAGGGAGAAGTCATAAGCGGTATTTTTATCAGGTTTGGCACCGGCGCTCAGGGAAAGATAAGGTTGATATTGCTTCCGTGGTTCCCCGTCGCCTCATGCAAGATCCATGTCTCGTAAAGTTTGTGTATCCGACGCTTGTGATGGGTCGGGAGAATCTTTGGGATGGTATCGGTGGTGATGGATTTAGATATCGTGAACATATAATTCCCGAGATGCGTAAAGGTGTTCCTAACGAAACGACGATGAAGATTCCGATATTTAATGGTTCTATATTCCAGGTTGGTGGATCAGATCATCCAGATTCGCTTCGTGGAGGAAATCCTAAGCTTATTGTTTTTTCTGAGTGGGCGGAACAAGATCCGTATGCGTGGGATGTGGTAGAGCCTATCCTGCGGGAGAATGATGGGATAGCGGTATTCAATACTACTCCGAAGGGAGATAATCATGCACGGGCATTGTACGAGTTTGCAAAGGATCGTCCGAAGTGGTTTGTTCAAACATTAACGGTTGATGATACTCATGTATTTAGTTCGGATCAGATGAAGGAGATCAGGGAAGATACGATCAAGCGGTTTGAAGCAAGCGGGAGGAGTGAAGAGGAAGCGAATGCATATATCAATCAGGAGTATTATTGTTCATTTGATGCTCCGGTTCTTGGTTCCTATTATGGTGCGGCTATTCAGAAAGCGGAACGGGAAGGACGGATAACAACGGTGCCGTATGAACAGGGATTGCCAGTCCATACGGCTTGGGATTTGGGTATGGATGATTCTATGACTATCTGGTTTTTTCAGGTTGCAGGGATGGAGATCCGATTCATTGATTACTATGAAAACTCAGGTGAGGGATTGGCTCATTATGCTTTAGTACTACAAGAGAAAAAATATGTTTATGGCAATCATTTCGGCCCGCATGATATAGAGGTACGGGAGCTTGGGACTGGTAAGTCCAGACTGGAAGTAGCTAAGAAACTTGGGATAGATTTTCAGGTAACGCCGAAGCTGTCTATTGATGATGGAATAAATGCAGCACGATCCATCTTTACTCAATGTTGGTTTGAGAAGGATAAATGTAATAGAGGATTGCAGGCGTTGAGGAATTATAAGAAGGATTGGGACGAAAAGAATATGGTGTATCGTAAGGGCCCGTTCCATAATTGGGCTTCTCATGGATCGGATTCGTTTCGGACGTTTGCTGTATCGTTCCGTAGACCGATACAAGGGCAATATGAGGCAGATACAGGTGGAGTTAAGCCGTACATGGAGGGCATAGGGTAAAACTTGCCAAAAGATAAAACCTTGGTATATTCTTAAGAAATGGTAGATGTACTTGAAAATCTTGAGCTCCAGATGCTCCTCAATATCAAAGAAGAAGGATATAACTATCGACGACGCCGAGAGGAAGATTGGCGAGAAAATTACGAGTTGTATCGGGATAAGGTGACCGTGAATCGCTTAACCCAGCGGCATTCGGTGGACTTGCCATTGATGAAAACGACTCTCCGTACCGTTCTCAAAGATGTTGACGATATGCCAGTTATTCAGTTCGAGAACTTGGACAACGATAAACAAGCCGAGGTATTTCAAAATGAGTATTGGAAATGGACGCTTGAGCAGAATAACGCAGAGATTCAGGATATAGTGGATAAAAAGCAGGACTTCTTTTATGGAAGGACGTTTGATTCATGGCAGATTGAGGACGGCAGGGTAGTATTTGATATTGAAGATACCGAAGACTTGTTAGTAACTAGATTCAGTAACCCCTATGATATAGATTCAGGCCGATCTCTCACGCATCTTCATATTTTTAAGCCTCTTTCATCTCTCAAAAATAATCCTGACTACGATCAAAAGGAAGTCAAGAAACTGGAAGTGTTCTTTGAATCGCAGTTAGGTATTATCAAAGCCAAAGACAATCAAAATACTTTACAACAGAAGAATAAGAAGATGGATGATATGGGTGTACCCGATACGGATGATCCGGTACTTGGAGAAACGTATGTAGAACTTACCATGTATTTTGTGTATAGAGACAAAGGCGAGAAGTGGACAGACAATAAAGACGGGAAGAAATACACATTAGAAGCAGAGCAGATAATGGTGTATGTCGAGGCAGAGGAGCAAACGATCCTCATGAAGAAACCACAAGAAAAGATCATCGGAACGACAGCAGATCATTACTGGAGAAACCACTATCGATACAATTCATGGGGAGATGATATAGACAAACAGGACTTCTGGACTGATGGAATAGCAGATATCGTTCGTGTACCAAATAAAGTTCTTAACTCATGGTTTAGTCAGTTGGTAGAGAATAGGACACTGCGAAACTTTGGTATGCACTACTACGATTCATCACTCAAGGCAGATGGATTCGTACCTTCAACGTTTAATCCTGTGCCGTGGGGATGGTATCCAGTGCCTGGTAAACCATCAGATGTGCTTCAAAAGGTTGATATTCCAGATCTTTCAGAGTCATTAGACGAAATGCAGTATGTCACTGAGATGACTGAGAAAGCTACAGGAGCTACTCCTACACAGCAAGGAGTACAAACGAAAGGACAAAAAACATTAGGTGAGGTACAGTTAGCACAGGGTGAAGCGAAGGCGAGAACACAAGGGATGTCTAAGTTCTATACGCATGTGTGGAAACAACGAGCTACGAAGTTTCTGAAGCTCATTGAAGCTGCTGCCGATACGTTAGATGCAGTAAAAATATACAAGGAAGGCAAGAATACCAGTGATGTATTTGAGCGTGAGATAAGCCCGAAGGATTGGATGACACAAGCGGGGTACAGGGTGAAAGTATGGTCACAAGACGAGAAGAAGGCAAATGATACTGATTCTTTGAATAAGCAAATGATGACATTACAACTTATGCCTGGTAATCCTAAGTTACTTGAAGTAATCCAAAGAAAATCGCTTGAGCTTGCTGATTTGAAACCTGACGAAATAACGGCCATAATGCAATTTGAGCAACAAAAGATGATGATGTTGGGTAATGGGCAAATGGGTTTACCGCCACAACTAGGCGCACCGGGACAACCACAGCCAGGACAACAGACGCAACCAATGATGGCAGGAGTACAATAATATGGGCGTCACTGATGCATTAGAAGACAAAGGAGTAAATATAGAAAAGCTTACTGCCGATGAGAAGCAAACGTACTTTACGATGCTCAGTGTGGTACAAGAATCGCAGCTTAGTATTGAGAAGTTTCGAGATTATATTATTCAGATGCGAAGTGCCGTTGAGCAAGAGCTTGTGAAGACAGGGTTGAATGTAGAGCAGGATACATTCTTAAAAGCACGACTAAAGAATTATATGCTTCTTGAGTCATTCCTTATCTCTCCTGAAAAGGCAAAAAGGGCGTATGAGGATATGGTTGCTACCATCAAAGCAAGAGTGGGATAATCTTGACAGTAAGTAAAATTTTGCTCTAATATATTTTTATGGATAAACGAACACAGGAATACTTCGATAAACTTACTGCAAAATCCCCAGAATCGTTAACTGATGAAGAAAAATCCTTCCTTCGAGCAAGAAATTCGTATCTTAAAAAAGCTCAGCTAGAAGAATATCAAAGCGTATTAGAAACCAAACCTTCGATAACGGAGCCGGTAAAGAAATATGGCAAAACAAACTCCAAATAAGCCAACTCCCGAAGAACTAAAAGCCAAAGAAGATGAAGCTATTAAAGCTGCCGAGGAGCTAGATGGCAGACAGAATATCCCCCCCGATGAAGAAGAGGCTCCTGAAGAAAAAGAACCGCTTGATCCTGAACCACTTGTATCAAAGGAAACTCCTGAAGAAGAGGAAGCTGAACCTTCAGAAGAAGTAAAAGAACGGTTAAAAGTAGAAGTCGAAGAGAAGAGGCAAAAACTCGCTGCTTTCGCGCGGGAGAATCAAAAGATATACGCTAAAAATAGGGTTATCAATAAAGCACTTCTTGATGCGGATGAAATTCTGGAGCCTACCGAAGAAGAACTTGTAAAGGAATTTCCTCAGTGGGAAGACATGACAGAAACGGAAAGAGTGTTGGGTAAAGAAACAGTTATCAGCAGAAATTGGAGGAAAAAGATATCAGAGGCAAAAGACCATGCAAGTAAGATTGAGAAGTGGAATGAATCAGTAGAAAC